ATGCAACAGCAGATGTCAAGTCAGTGATTGAAAGCAAGATAAAAGAAATACTTGCCAAAGATCCTAATGAACTTGAACAAATGAATCAGAACATATCAAAACCAGCGGAAGACGACATACAGCATCCACCAGTTACCAACAAAGAAGCACTAGTATTACATTTAAGACAAATGATTGAACAGGGATATACAAATACACAAATACTTGAATTACATCCTGAACTTGCAACTTTATTTGGAGAGAACAATGCTGATGAGGAAACTATCTAACAAGGCTATCTCTAACAGGAGAAACAATGCCTAAACCAAGTCAACAGATGAGAGCAAATGCCAGACGTGCTTTGCGTTTGAGAAATCAAGCACCAAGCAGTCGTAAAGGTATGACACCTGTTGGATTGCAAAGAGCCAATCAATTCGCCAAAGGCGATAACGTATCATTAACCACAGTTAAAAGAACATTTTCATTTTTATCGAGAGCAAAAGCGTACTATAAACCTGGCAGGAATACTCCGGGAACCCAAGCATACCTAGGATGGGGAGGCAATGCAGGTTTGTCTTGGGCAAGGAGATTGTTAAAGAAATAACCAATGAATCCAAGACTAGTACACAAACATCTGTTAGTAAGGGCTGAAGTAAACTCACCACCACTGTTCAAAGACAGAGAACTTGTTGACAACGAAATGAAAAGCCTAATCAAAAACATTGATATGAACATACTGTCGGGACCACACACCAAATGGAGTGATGTTGAAGGCAACGAAGGATACAGTTCTGTTGCAATTATTGATACAAGTTCAATAACATTTCACAGTTGGAAAAATGGTGTTATACAATTGGATGTTTACAGTTGCAAAGATTTTGCAATTAAAAAAGTTTTTATGTGGTTGGCACAGTTTGATTTGGAAAAAGTAGATTACAAATACATCGACAGAGACCAAGGATTTAAAACACTAGACACTAATGAATTGAATTGGTGGGACAACAAGCAGTACAATATCAGTTGGCAAGACGAGGTAATGTACGACTAATGGATAATTTTTTATTAAAGTTTTTTGGATCAATAGACAAACTAACTGACAAAGTGTTTGGAGTAAAACGTTGCAGTTGCGGACACCAATCCCATTGCAACAAGAAATGTGCAGACTGCAGATGTGAACACTGCAACTGTCCAGTTGAAAAGAAAAAATTTAGAAAACAATTAGGACGATTAAAGAAAAAAGATCCGTTCATATACAAATAGGAGACACAATGCCATACAAAGGAAAACTAGATGGACGTGCTATTGAAACAGCAATATCAAGAGCATTGGATGCCGCCTGGGAAGATTACAAAGAACACCAAAGAAAGTGTATTGAATGGCAATCACAAAAAGGTGCATTCCATGCCAGAAAAGCACTACAAAAAATTAAAGAACTAGCACACAAAAGAAAAATTGAATTGCTGGAACTTTATACACAAGATGAAAGGAGACTAGATGCCTATCATAACAACATTCACAGCAAGAGCCTTGCTAGTGAACAAAATACCAACCAAGAGGAGAACAACCATGGCTAGAGCAAGTGGAAGAAAAAAACCAATGTCAGGCGGTAAAAGAAAACCAAAGAAACCCAGTGGCAGAAGAAAGTAAATTAATTGAAAACTGGATTAGAGGACAGATTGCTAAAGTACACAAAGCGTCTGGAAAGGCAATCTGTCCGTTTGCAAAAAAAACTTTATCGGATAAAACGATCCAAATTACAAAAGCAAAAGTTAATCTTTTGGACCACATTATTCACTGTTGCCATATGGTTCCTATTTTTAAGTTTGACATTGTGGTTCTATGGATTGATTACAAAATAAGTGAGAAGCGTTTGGCTTCTATTTGTCAACAAGCATATCATAACAAATTACACATGGCAATCATGTACGATCACCCAAACAACAAAGGACTACACAAAGGTGTATCATTCAGTTACAAACGTAAACCTTTGGTGATGATACAACCACTTGAGAAATTAAAAAAAGCACAACACCAACTTCAAAAGAGTGGATGGTATGAGGCTTGGGGTGTAGAAGACTTTGAACAATTCTATTAGAAAAAATTATATCACAACATTATGTACGTAAATAATGTGTAAATAACAACATACTCACACAAGAGGAGGAGATCAAATGGTAGATTTAAAACAACCAGAAGTCCAAGATGCGCCAGCCACGGAGGCTATTGCAGACGACTCTAAACAACAAACTCCGGAGACAGAGGTGTCAAAAACCTACACTGCTGACGAATTCAACAATGCAATGGCTTCAGTTCGTAAAAAGACAGAAACAAATGTATTGAAAAAGTTCGAAGATGTTGATGTTACACGTTATCGTGAACTTGTTCAGAAAGAAGAAGAAATGAAACTGGAAGAACAAAAGAAGCGAGGCGAATTTGAAAAGGTATTGAAGGAAACTGCTGAAAAGAAAGACCAAGATATCCAACAACTTCGTTCACAGTTAAACTCAGTCAAAGTGGATGGTGCATTGTTAAACAGTGCTTCCAAACACAAAGCAATAAATCCAGAACAAGTTGTAAGACTTGTGAAAGAAAATGTTAGATTGAATGATGCTGGTGACGTTGAAGTCATTGGAGACAATGGCGCACCAAGGTACACTGAATCTGGAGAGTTAATGCAACCTGATCAATATATTCAGGAGTTCTTATCAGAGAACACGCATTTTGTTCAAGCAGGTCCAAGTGGATCAGGAGCAACATCAAACACCAATTCAAAATCAGTGCAGGAAGTAGACCCTACAACATTGGATCTTAATGATCCGGAACAAAGAAAGATCTATAAGGAAATGATGAACAAAAGTGCATCACGTCCTAAGTTCTTTTAAACAACAATAGGAGAATAGCAAAATGGCTATCAATAAAACAGGCACTCATGGTGCTTTATTAACGAATGTTTTACAATCTGCAGTGTTTACTGCATCCGAACGTTCGATCGCTGGTAACCTTGTCAAAGTCTTTGACATGACAGGAACACCAGGTCTTACTTCTCAAATCCCGGTGTACCCGGAGGTCACGGCTACAGGTTTGACTGAAGGCACAGACATCACAGCACAAACTAGTGTTAACCCAACTTCAGTAACAATTACTGCATCAGAAATTGGTGTTAGAGCTGACTTAACTGACTTATTACAAGAAAGTTCAGGCAGAAATGTTGCTCAAGATTTAGGAACAATTCTAGGATCTGCTTTAGGTGAAAAAGTTGACGCTGACGTATTTGGTCAGTTCGATTCATTCACTACAAACAGATTAGGTACAGGTGGAGCAGACTTAACACCAGACTTGATCCTTCAAGCCGTATATAACCTACGAGCTCAAAACGCTCCAACTGATGCAAACGGAGATTACTATGGTGTATTTTCACCCGCGGCAGTACACAACGTTGCAAAAGTATTAACTGCGGCAGGTTCAGGCACAGGTGCACATGCAATTTCAGATGCAGGAAACAGCGTCTTAAATAATTCTGCATACTTGGGCAAGTTGTTTAACGTAAAACTATTCATGACGACTGCAGTAGAAGTTGACTCAGCGAATGACTCAATCGGGGCAATATTTTCACCCGAGGCCCTAGGGCACGTTATCAAAAGACCAATCGTAATCAAAGAACAATATGATGCTTCTTTAAGAAGTACTGAGTTTGTGGCTACGACTGCAAGAGGAAATGCTATACTTAAAGAAGCGTATGGTGTTAGAATCAAAACAGAATCTTTAGTAGACTAATAACATAGGAAACTAAACCTCGTTAAAAATTAAAAGGCCCGAGGCAACTTGGGCCTTTTTTCTATTAGTGCTTAACACACTTGCACACGCAATAAATAACATTGTTCAGTAGGACTGAACACTAACCATTACAGGAGGACTAGAATGGCAAACATGAGTCAAGATTCAGACTTACTTGAATACGAACCGGATATACAAAACTTCGGTATACAATCATTTGCAGATTTACACGTCAAATCAACCAACGACATACTTAGAAAATTAAGAGCAGAGTGGTGGCCTAGAGCAACCTATGGTAGATATGATATATCATCAGGAACATACACTGAAATGGACAACAACTTGTTGACATACAGCCAATTTACTAGAGCGGCTGTGTATTACACGTTGGCAGAATTTGTGATGCCTCGTCTTTCAACATTCTCTCCAGATGGAGATGTGTTTAGAGAAAAGATGATGTATTATAGAGAAAAATTTGCAACAGAATTCCAATCAATACTGAAAGATGGAGTTGAATACGATTACGATTCAAGTGGTACAATAGAAGATTCAGAAAAACAGGCTACACACTTTAATCGTCTCGTTAGATAGAGATGAGCACCAGAGAACACATAGCAGAAGATATCAAAGATCAACTTTTAAACATGTCAGATCCAGGTCCTGGATTAGTGAC